CGCGAAGCTCTCGCCGCTTTCGATCATCGCCCGCACGGCCATGGCCTGCAGCCCGTAGAAATCCGCAAGCCCGTCCGGCGTGGCGTGATCGGTCCAGCGCAGCCACAGCGCGTGCAGCCGTTCGCGCACCGCCCGGTCGGGATGGGTGGATTGCGGCTTGATCCCGGCGCCGACGACATTGCCCACCAGGCTGTCCACCGCCGCAGTGACCCACGGATTGTTCCGTGCATACCAGCCGGCCCGCCGCGCTGCCGTGGTCGCGCCCGCCAGGACCGCCGCGTTCAGCCCGTCGATGGTCTTGGCGCTCTCCCAACGCCGCCCGCCGCCGGCGGCGTCAAGGCCGCGGATGCGCACGAGTTTGAGCAGGCGTTGGAGGAGGGTTCGCATGGGCGGGAGAGTCGCCCATTTCGGAGTCTCAAGCTATTGGGAATGTTTGGGAATTCGTCTTATGGCGTTATTATGCGGTCCTTGCTAACGTTGCCGTGCAGACACTGCCGCGATGTGTCCCGCGAATTCAGTTACAAATGTCTTGAGGGAAGTGAGTTCGCTGAGGTGCCGATAAGCGCCGTCAGTGGCAGCCGTTCTCGGCGAACTGAGAAAAGTGGCACTCGTGTACAAGCCTTCCTGTACAAGCTTTCTGCAGAGAAGATCGTATCGGGTCGAGTACGATGCACCCTTGAACTCAGGGAAAACTGGGAAATGTGGTTCACTGTCCCTAACTGGTGCACGCGATGCTTCGCAGTCTTCCAAGAGCATCACCCACCCCAAGAACGGGCGTGGTGCTTTCTGCCCAAGCGCGCCTTCCCGGTAAGCGGTCCAAAGGTCGTGGGCGGTGCCGATCGCCTCTTCCGACCGGTTGTTGAAATTGTTGCCAAACGACGGACCAACCTGCGACTTGAACTCAAGGGCGGCAACGAGCTGCCCCTTGTAAATGACTAGCATATCCCAGAGTTTTGTTGGACGAAAAAATCCCGGAAGAGTCAGAACGCGCCTCCGTACGCATATTTCGGCCGACATCAGGCCATTCGCTTTAACAAGCTCCTGAGCAAGGTCGAGGAACCCGTCCATGTTTTTTCCTGCTGTTACGGCACCGCGTGCGCCTGCATCTTTCTTTCCTGATGCAACTTGTTTTGCCAGAGCGGCGTCGCGGTTACCCCAGAATAGTTTAACAGCTTCACGGGCACGGACTTCGTAGTCAGCAAGGTTGAGGCTCATTCGGTAGTCTTTCTTTCAATCAACTTCAGCTCAGCCGGATTCAGGCCATAGAGCTTGGAAACTATTTCGTTGAGGGCATAGCGGTCGTTCGATTCTGAATAACGTACCAGCCGGCCGCGTAACTCGGCGCTTACATCACACCATTTGGGGATCCGGATCCTCCTTAAGTACTGCGCTTGAAAGCGGAGATAGCCCCCTCTCATGCGGGTGCAGTACAGCGAGACAAAAAGGCGTGCTATCCCAGAACGCATGATTGCCTGCAGCGCATGCACCTCCCATTCGTCAGAAATGACGTAGTAGAGATTGTGATGTGGATACAGCTTCCCCCCCTCATAAACGATGGAGGCATCGCCCTTGATGTCAGGGATCAGTAGCTTTTGACGATATGTTAGCTCGGGATATATCCGGTCAATGGTACGATACCATCCGCGCGGATTCTTCTTTGCAACATGACGGCCTGCGATCTGCTCCTTTCGTGCTTCAAGGTACTCGCGCAGCAGGGGATAGTCAGCAAGATCTACAAGCTTTCCATCATCTCCAAAGGGGTTGATCACACCCTTACCGCGCCACACAACATGACCGTCCGATATGTCTCGGGTCATAACCAGTGGTAGTTTGCGGCAAGGTTCAACGTCAAGGCTGTCAAAATCACCGATGAATGCCCGATCGGCTCCGGTCGCAACACCGATCCCGATCTTACAGCCTGCATCTTCTAAGGTTGGGAACTGCGCTTCAAGACGGCGGACCAGAGCCAGTTCGTCAAAAGAATCTAACACCCAAGGTTCGCCGTTGTGGGCTACCTTCTCGATTTCGTGGGCTTCACTCTCCGCGGGTAGATGAATGGCGGTAAGTTCGGTAGCGAGAGCTCTTAGTGTTTCGGCTTCGATTGCCGGGCGCGCATATACCCGAGTTTTGTCGTTTCTGCTATTCTCGATTACGGTTATGGCCGGATAAGCACTGACTTCAGCATGGAATGCGTCAGTCCCGACCATGTCGACATAGATCTTCAGGCTATACCGTTTGCATATTAGCTCGCGCAGCTTCTTGCCGTATTTGTTTTTCATCCAGCGATCGGCACAGATGAAGCCGAGCTGGCCGCCTTGCTCAAGCAGGGTCAAGGAACGCTCGAAAAATGGGACGTAGATGTCTGCGCGGTCAAAGATGGTCACATAGCGCTGGCGGTACTCGCCCATGAGCACGTCAGGTATACTCTCCTGACGCACATAGGGCGGGTTGCCTACGATGTGAGTGAATTTGTTTGGGAAATCGGTGAGCAAGAAGTCACCTTGCGCTAGCCAAGCATCACAGAGGTTCCCGGCGGATCGGGCATCGATTCCAGATACAAGAAGACGTTCGAAAACAAGCTCGCGGGTATTCTCATAGGTGGCATGATGCAACTCGATGGCACGTATTGTGGGTTTTAGGGATTCATAGGACAGTTTCCCGTCTCTGGTTGCCGCGATTAGTAAGCGGTCTATGGCTGGGATCAAGAAGTCACCGTTCCCGAAAGAAGGCTCCAAGAGACGATAGTCAGCAAGTGGCGCGTCCGGGGTGTAGCCCGTGAGATTGAGGATGAAGTCAACTACCTCACGGCGAGTAAAGATCGCTCCCCTTTCTTCGACACCTGCTTCCTTCGCCAGCTTCTCGACGGCTTCTGACACGGCACAGAAGCTGGGGGAGGCAGGCTGCAGCGTAAGTTGTGGAGGCACGGTTGGATCCCGACTCGAACATTGAAGAACTCTGGCTTGTTTCTTAGCACAGCTAGGTGCCTGAATAATAGAGCGCACTACATATTGGGAGCATTTCGGCCCGCGCCCGCAGATCGCGCGACGCTAGGAGTGGTGATTTGCTATGCCATCCACGCCGACCGGATCACGCGCGCTGTCTCTGAGACCAGTCGCCCCGACACCGATGCCACCGCCTCCACCTCCTCATTCAACCTCAGCCCCATGCTGATCAGCCCGTGCAGCGCAGCGTGGGCGTAGACGAAGGTATCCAGCGCCTCGTTGCGCTCGCCGTCGCGCTTGGGCTGCCAGGAACGGACGGGGCGGCCGCGTGTGAAGCGGGTGACGACGCGCTCGGCGGTGAGCTGGCGGAAATACTCGGCGTCCAGGCGGCGGGGAAAGTGGATAGCACCGGGGCCGGGTTCGGTGAGGCGCAGGCGGGCGTAAACCGCATCCTTCACCGCGTCCACGCCGACGATGAAGAGCGGGATCTTGCCCTTGTTTCTGCGTGTGGGACGGCGCGGCCAGACGGGGATTCCCGGGCCACCGCGGCCCTTGATCGCCCAGATGCGGCGGGCAAGGCGGGTGCGGCAGAACTCGTAGGCCATCTTGGTGTGATGACCGCCGGTGTCGATGGCGGCGGCACGCACAGGCAACTCGATCCCGGCCGGGTGCGGGACGCTTGTTTGCAGCACCATGTCGAGGTCGGACCAGAGGCGCGGGCCTGATGGGTCGCCCCACAGCACGCGGTAGTCGATCACCCACACTTCCTCGTCCCGGCCCCAGCCGAGGATCTGCACCTCGATCCGGTCGCCCTGCACATCGACGCCGGCGGTGAGCACGGCGACGCTGGCCGGCAGGGCATCGCCCCAGTCCTCGCGCCGGGCCATCAGGGGGTCGGCGGGGACGGTATCGCCCGCCTGGTCTTCCCATGATTCACCCAGCTTGGTGTTGACCCAGACCTGAAGCCGGGCGGGATCCTTGCGGATGCGGCCGTGCTCGGTGGCGATTTCGGCCCAGGTTTCCCATGGGGAATAGAGTGCCGAGAGGTGAAAGCCGGCGGTCCGACCATCACCCCTGGCGGTTGCACGCCATTCTCCGCCGGCCAGCAGGCGCGGCTTGTCGTGTTCATGGTGGATGCCGCCGCAGGATTCGCAGACCAGATGGGCTTCATCGCGCCGCCCTTCCGGCCAGCGGATGCGCGCCCAGGTGATCGGCGCCATGTCTCCGCAATGCAGGCAGGGAACGTGAAAGAAGCGTTTGTCGCTGTCCTCGAAGGCCGCCTCGATGCGGGAGTGACCTTTCAGCGTGGGCGTGGAAACCATGTAGATCTTGCGCCGGCCCTGGAAGGTGGCGGTGCGCTGAATGGCCAGATCGACCGGATCACCCTCGCCATCGGCATCGCCGGGATAGCCGTCTACCTCGTCGAGAAAGAGATAGCGCACCGGCGTCGAGCGCAGCCCGACGGCCGAGTTGGCGCCTGTCATCACCAGCTGGCCACCAGGGAAGGATTTGCGGAACAGGCTGTTTCCGGCATCGCGGGAGCGGGGCGAGGCGACCAGCTCGCGCAGCGCGGGCGTGGCCTCGATCAGCGGGTCGATGCGCACCGTCGTGTTGCGGCGCACCATGTCGAGCGACGGCATCACCAGCATCGCGATGCCGGGCGCATTCTGGATGATGTAGCCAAGCCAGTTCAGCCCTGCTTCGGAGCCGCCGGTCTGCGCCCCTTTCATCAGCACGACGCGTTCATAGGGGCTGGAGGTGGACAGCGCATCCATCACCTCGCGCAGATAGGGCGTGCGATCCGTGCGCCAGCGCCCGGGCTCGGCCGAGGTGGGCGGCAGGATGCGGTGCCGGTCGGCCCAGTCCGAAACCGGGATCGGTGGTTCGGGGCGGATGCCGCGCCGCCAGGCAAGGTCGATCTCAGGCACCATCGCCCAGTTCTCCAAGCGGCAGGTCGGCCAGATGTTCCAGATGTTCGCGCATCATGCGGTCCAGCGCGGCGAAGGTGGCCCGCGGATCGGCGCCGAGTTCGGCAGCCAGCAGCGGTGCCGTGCGCTGAACCCACGCCAGATGGGCGTCGCGTTCGGCACGGGCGCGCGCAAACACCGTGCGCCGGGCTTCCTCGGCGTCGATCAGCTTGCCCTGTTCGCGCTCATAGGCCAGGCGGGCGCGCTGGACCTTGACGATTTCGTGCAGCCGCCTGGCCTCGGCCAGCGTGGCCGTGCGGGTGGAGGCTGACGGGGCACCGCCCTTGTGGCGTCGGGCAGGGTCGAGGTTCGACTCGATCCAGGCGAGCCCTTTCGCAACGTCAATGGTGCCGTCCGGGCGCACCGGAAACCCCTCGGCAATCAGCTGTGATATCCGCCCCTTGGTCAGACCGACGCGCGCGGCGAAGGCGGTCTTGGTCTCGGCGCTGTCGAGTTTAGTCATTTCCACCCCCTGACGCTGGCGGTGCGATGCGCCAAGCCCCCCCACATACGAATGGACGCAAAAGGAACCGCCACCGGCCGCCAATCGCCGCCCGGTGTGACGGGTTTGTGACGCGCCAATGACGGGATGCCGGATGCAAGTCCTTGAAAGTGTTGAGATGACGCACCTTCCCCGACAACCTTTTCAACAGGCGGGAACAGGAAGGTGGGGGAAAGGTCTTCTCCCTTGTGGAAATATTTGAGCCAGACTGCGTCATCTCAACACTCTCAATGGGTTAGGGGGCAATTTGCCGGTTTGGTGCGTCACAGTTGCGTCACGGCGAGGCCGATGAAGAACCGCGCCTTGCTGGTGCGCTTGTGCTGGATCCCGGCCACGCGGGCCTGCACGCGCTGGACAAAGCCGTTGATGGCAGGCAGTTTCTCGGGCTTGTAGCCCTCGGCCAGCGCCCAGTCGCGGAAGCGGATATGGGCATCGCTGGTGGTGATGAGAGGCCCACCGTTCACGATGGGCACGACCTTCACGCAGGCATCGATCCAGGCGGCAACGGGATCCTCGCTCAACACCCATTCGCGGAGCGCGTCGTGGCAGCTCTGCGGGATGGCGAAATTGCGTCGTCGGATCAGCCGCGCCGCACCTTCGACAGCCCATGCCAGCAACAGGTCCGGTTCTTCGGCCGCGATGCGTTTGCCGATGTCTTCAATGCGCTCGTCCAGCGGGATCGAGCGTGTGAACGGAATGACCAGCAGGCGCCGCTGCACGCCCCGATCGACACCGCCCCTGAAGCTTGGCAGCTGGTTCGCGGCGAACAGGTTCTGCGCCATGGAGCGGAACTCGACCCGGCTCTTGTAAACGTCTCGCCCTTCGATGGGGTCGCCGGTGACGACGGCCTTGAAGGTGTCTGACGCGATAGCCTCGGGCGAAAGTTCATCGGAGGCGTTGAGAAGCTTTCCGACCAGCCCGACGACATGGCGTTCATCGCCCATCTTCGAGGCGGGGACCGAGCAGATCGCGCTGGCAGGCAGGATGCCGCGGGCCAGTTCAAGCACCTGGCTCTTGCCGTTCTCGGCGGTCTTTCCGTGCAGCACCACTGCGCGCGGCTGCATCAGGCGGGTGGCGTAGCCCAGCGCCGCGGCACCGCAGATCTCGGCCAGGAGCGCGCATTTCGCCTCTGCATCCGGGTCACCCTTGAAACATCCTGTCAGCAGCGTTGCCAGCAGCGAGCCTTTGGGCGGTGTGCCCGAGGCGCCGGGATGCCAACGACCGGGCAGGGTGTGGCGGCAACGGTGTTCCCGGTGATGCGGCTCAAGGCGCGGCTTTCCGTTTGTGTCAAAGCGGATGAAGCCCGAGGCGCAGTTGATGCCCGTGGGCGGCGTGTCGAAATACTCGGGCGCCGCACAAAGCGCGGCGCATTCGTTCAGGATCGAGTTGATGCGGGATTTGTTCAGCTTGACGTTCGAAGGCTCGCCCGCGGGCGTGAAGAACTTCGCGCCGTCATAGGCATGAACCGGCGGGCGCAATTCGTGTTCGGGGATTGGCTCCCAATGGGTGCCCCCATAGCGCCAGAACGCGCCCTCGGCATGAACGATGCGGCCGTGGCGTTCGGTCAGATCTTCGCGCACGCGCCTTGCGATCTCCACGTCCGAACCGATGGACAGCGACTTGCGTTCAGCCGCGGATTGTTCGGGGTGAAAGGGTTCGGCATTGCCGATCCGGGTGCGTACGGCCGCCTCGCCTTCGCGCACCAGGACATCGTTGAAGTCCTGTTCCTCTGGCGGCGTGGCAATCATCACGGTCATGCCGCGGCGCACGAGGCTGGCTGCGGCGCGGCCGATCTGGCCCTCGGCCTTGCTGCCGGGCAGGTCGCCGTCACGGGCGATGATGACCGTGGATTTGTCGGGCACGGGCGCCCGGCCGATGTTCGAGATGCCGAGGCAGGCCCAGGTTTCCTGTCCGGTCGCCTGCCAGACCGAAAGCGCGGTCTCGACGCCCTCGCAGAGCACAAGCGGTTCACGCCCGGGCAGGCGCACGGCGGCGCGTTCGGCCCAGCCATCGACGGCCTTGTTGGTGCGCTTGACCACTTCGAGCGGTGCCTTCTGCCCATCGGCCGTCAGATAGACCTGCTGGATTGCCAGCACCTTTCCCGCATCATTGGTGGCCAGCGCAACCATGGCGCCGAATCTGCCCCAGGCATGCTGGCGATAGCGGATGCAGTCGGGTGGCGTCGCGGTGATGCCGCGCCGACGCAGATAGGCAAGCACCGGAGTCGAGACGAGGGTTTCGGTGCGGCGCACGATCTCGGCGACCTTTTTCGCACGGTCCTGCGCTGTTGGCGCCTTGGGCTGCGTCTGTGCGCGATGGGGCGCGGTGGTCGGGCGAGGAGCGGTGTCGGATTCGCCCAGCCAGGCGCGCGCCCAGTTGCGTGCGGCATTGTCGTCCAGGTGCAGGTGATGCCGGATGAGTTCCAGCCCAGCGCCACCAAGGCCTTCCTCATGGTCAAACCAGCGGCCCTTGTCGGCGCCGGCGATTTCCACGGCGATGCTGCCCTTGCTGCCGAAGCGCAGTTGCTGCGCGCTTGAAAGCTCGCGGTTCGGCTCACCCAGCAGTTCGCGGGCCAGATCAATGATGCGTTCGTTCAGCAGTTCGGCCATCCTGGCGATCGACATGCGGGGGGCTGCGCGTCGTCGCGATGTGGTCTGGCTGCCGTTGTCATCAAGGGGGTCCTCCTGCGTTTTCATTGGCGCGACACCCTTGGCGTGCAGAGCAGGATCGGCATGTCGGGGCGCACCGTCTGCACGAGGTTGACCCAGGCGATTTCCTGTTCGGGTCGGGTTTCGATGATCAGCCCGTTGCTGCCTGCAACCGCCATCATGGCGATGCCGGCATAGGCTTCCTCGGGAGGGGCGCCGGAGATGATCGCGACGCCGTCGGTCATGCCGATCAGCCGTTCGAACGCCGCGCGGTCGTATTGGTCGGGACCGAGCGCGCACTCGGTATCGTCGCCCACCAGGACGATGAAGGGTCGGGTGAGCAGGTTGATGCCGCGGTCGAGATCGGTGGCGCGCTGCGGGATCACCAGGAAGCACACCCCATGGTGGCGGATTGCATGGACCACGGGCAGAAGGTGGGGCGCCTTGTCGGCGGTGGTGGCTTCCAGCCGGTCGAGCATGGGGGCTGTCATCTGCGAGAAATCATTCGCCATGGGAAAAGCCCTCCTGAAGTGCGATCCAGTCCATCAGGGTCGATCGGCGTGTGGCGATACGATTGCCAAGCCGGAAATGTGGCAGCGGGCGCTTGGACCGTGTGCAGAGGTAATAGACCCGGCGCTGGAACCGGAACTCGTCGGAATCGAACAGAAAACGGGCTATTTCAGCGGCACCTATCATCAGGTCGGGTGCGAGCGTGACGGGCGCAGTCATCGGCCCCTCCTGGCGCGCGGGGCGCTCGGCTTGCGATCTGCCGCCTGTTCACGGGCGAGCAGCCATTCCCGCACGGCCTCGATGCGGTAATAGACGCGCCGGCCGAACACGACGAAGGGCGGGGATTGGCGCAGCTGGCGGTCGCGCTGGCAGGTGCGCAACGATACCCCGCGGCGGGCGGCGTATTCTTCCTCGGAAATGAAGCCGTCAAGAAAATCGGCGGGTGGGGCGACGGTGGCGGCCATGTCGGTGCCACCGGGTGCAAGGGATTGGGTCATCGGTGTCTCCTTCGTGACAGGCGACGCAATGCGCCGCCGATGCCCGAGAGATGCCGATGTT